AATTAAATCGACTTGAAAAGCGTGTCGATGATCTATTTACAATAATTAGCAAGTCATAATTTAATCATGGCGAACACACGGAAACACACTAAACGAAAAAAAGTCAACCGGAGAGTAGTTCGCCACACTCCTGAGCCTTTAAGTAAATTAGAGGTTTTCTATATTGCCAAACATGAAATGTTTAGAGCTGCACGCAAAGCTGGATTTAGTGAGTCCTGTGCGCTTTATTTAATGGATAATCGTGAGTCAATGCCTGACTGGATCGTAGGCGACAAAGGGATCATCCCAACTATTCCTACTCCAGATGAGGATGACGATTAAGCGCATAGCGTTTGTATCAGATCTTCAAGTGCCATTCTTCGATGAGAAGGCAACCAAGTCAGTCGGCCGTTTCTTAGCCAAATGGAAACCCCATCGCACTATTTGTATTGGCGATGAAATTGATTTACCACAACTTGGCGGTTTTAATGCTGGAACTATTGATGAGATGGTTGGCAATATCCATGAGGATCGATTACTGACCCAAGAGGTATTAACTTATCTAGGTGTTACAGATGTGCTTGGCTCAAATCATGGCATAAGACTTTACCGATCAATTAAAAAAAGACTACCAAGCTTCTTAAATCTGCCCGAGATGCAGTACGAAAAATTTTTAGGTTATGACAAACTGGGCATTAAATTTCATCCTTACGGATTAGACTGGGCTCATGGCTGGACTGCCGTTCATGGTGATGCTTTCCCGCTATCTCAAGTACCCGGCCAAACGGCCTTAAATGGGGCTAGAAGGCTTGGGAAAAGCGTGGTCTGTGGGCATACTCATAGATTGGGGGTTTCGGCCTTTACAGAGGCATCTAGAGGCCATTTAGGGCGTACTGTGTGGGGCGTTGAGGTTGGCAATTTGGTAGATTTAAGCAGTTCAGGCATGGCATATACCAGAGGCTATGCAAACTGGCAAACTGGCTTCGTTGTAGCTTATGTTCAAGACCGAAAAGTTCAGGTCATTCCAATCCCAATAAATGCAGATGGCAGCTTTATTTTTGAAGGTAAGGTTTATGGGGCGTGAAACCGATTATCGGGATAGGACGATTGATGACCATATCGATGACTTTGAGGATATTAGCGTTATCTAATCGTTATAAAACACGCGCTAAGAAGTTATTGCGCTGTCGGTAAATCCAGTCATACTAATCCCAACGCAAACAAATGTTTTGCGGAACGGGAGCGATAATGGAAATACTAGGAATGTGGTTATTAATTGCCGGAAGCATGGCAGTTGCATGGTGGACAATAAAGCACACAAATAATGAACACTACGAAAATGGCTATTGGTCTGGCCGTCAGGATGGGTGGCGTGCTAGTTTAGAACACCAAGAGCGTGTTAGAAAAATGAAGTTAGATCAGGTTTTTGATTATGACAAAAACTGAGGATCTGTTAAATGAGGTCATTACTACAATCCAAGAGCGTGGAAGTGTCTATGGACACCCATACTACAATCACAAAACATCAAGCTGCACTTTGCATGGCATTGGTCAAAGTGTCTAGGCTTAGTGAGTCGCCAGATCATTACGACTCAGTCAAAGACCTTGTTGCATACAGCAGCATCTATCGAACTGTGCTCGAAGCAGTCCAAGACAAAGATTTTGAATGGAAGGAATAATGTTTAATTTAGATAATTATGAAACAGTAGAATCAAGATTGGAGAAATGGCATGAGAAATACCCTGATAATCGTATCGAGACTGAACTCATTGAAGCGACTGAAAAGCGGTTCGTTGTATTCGCCAAGATTTTCAAGACTGAGGCTGATGCAAAGCCGTGCGCTACTGGTCTTGCTTTTGAGATCATTACAGAGAAGGGTGTTAATTCAACTTCTGCATTGGAGAATTGTGAGACTTCAGCGATCGGTCGTGCGCTCGCAAATGCTGGTTTCGCAGCTAAAGGCAAACGCGCTTCAAGAGAGGAAATGGCTAAGGTAAATAATAATCAGCCAAATCCTTACGAAAAGAAATTACAGGAAAGGCGATACGGAGCGCCTGGCACTAAATCCGCAGCTGTTGAGGATGCTTTAAGGGCTTCATTCGCAGTTGAGAATAAGCAAGATGATCCACGGGCTTGGTCTGTTGCTGAAGCAGTTGATGCGATAGGCAGTTCAACACCTAAAGAGCCACCTGCTTGCGAGCATGGTCATATTCTTAAACAAGGTATCTCTAAAACAGGCAAGCCTTATTATGGTTATGTTTGCAAGGGCAAAGTTACCGAACATGCTAAATGGGCAAAGATGACTGCTAATGGCCATTGGTTTTTTGAAGGGATGGAGTAATGGGATACATCGCTTTCATTAATGGTAAAGGCATTCAGGTGGTCATGGATGATAATGGTGTGCACCTAGAGCAATCTGTTATCAAATGCGAGGTTTGCGATGATGATCGAGTGTTTAAGGATGGCACATGTTTCAAATGCCACGAATTGATCAACTATGACAAGCCCAACTAGCTTTAAGTGTAATGGTTGCAAAAAAGCCACAGAGTTTTTGTGGCTTGATGCCATCGATATGCCTGATGGATTTAAGACTTATCAGTGTATGGATTGTGGATGCGTTGGGGTTAAGAATGTAGTCGAGGCTTTAAGTGTTCCTGACTCAGACATAAGCAGATGCGATAAATGTGGATCTTGGCAGTTTAAGGAAATGCCATGTCATACATGTAATCTGATTGGAGCTAAGTAATGCCTACATATGAATACAGCTGCAAAGAATGCGGCACATTTGGATCTATCCATAGAACTTACAAAGAGGATGATAGTGGTATGAATTGTCCTAGATGTAAGGTTGAAATGATAAGGGTGTTTACAGCTCCGGCCATTTCATTTAAGGGTGATGGATGGGCAGGTAAAACCAAATGATTAAATACGATAAAGATGGAGTTAGGCTTAATCAAACTGGTTGGCGTGATGAATGGATTAGTAATCGCCACAGGACTTGGGGTTTTGATTGTCCTGCAACAGACATCGATTTCCTAATGGTTGAATACACAAATCGTAATCCAATAGCTTTGATTGAGTATAAAACAGTAGGCAGCCTTAAATATCTGGGTCAGGATAAGGCTTTGCTGGATCATCTACCAGTAAGCCGATTAGCCATGATGGCTGGACTACCATCTTTTATCTGTGCCTATGATCAAAAACAAATTGAATTCTGGGTAAAGGCTACTAACGCAAAAGGCGAGATAGAATTGACTAGCGATAAGTGGGTTAAGATGGATGAAACTACATACATTGGGTTCTTAAATTACATAAGGATGGCTAAATGACAGAAATCGGTTACGATCAAACATGGAATGAAACAGATGACTTACGCATTACGACATGCCGTCTGACCTGCGGTTTTGTTCGATGATTTGGAGGCGTATGCTACCCTTAAACGCAAATTCGCTTTCAGAGCGAAAGGGCGATCTGCGAAGCAGAAAGATCGCAAGGTTTGGTTTGGTGATATCTCTGTCCTTTGGCATGACAATAGCCTTTCAAGAAAATAGTTCCGTAGCTCTTAAACCTAAAACTACACACTTTAAACAATACGCATTCATACAGTTAAACCATGATTTCAAAGAGTTCTATTGTCTTGATGAGTTATGGTATAAAGAAAGTCGTTGGGATTTTAAGGCTAAGAATAAAAGATCAAGTGCTTATGGTATTCCACAACTACTTAATCTAAAAGAAAAAGATCCATTCAAACAGATAGATAGAGGATTGAAATACATAGATCACAGGTATGATGGTTGTGCTTGCAAAGCGCTCGCACATCATAAGGCTAAAGGCTGGTATTAGTGAGTAGATCAGCATTAAGGGATAGTGGGAGCACTAGACAATGGCGTAACATAAGAGAGCGAATACTTAGACGCGATCAGTTTATATGCCAGTATTGTGGACAGGAAGCTAATACAGTAGATCATGTAATACCTAGACGCTTAGGCGGATTAGATAGTGATGATAATTTAGTTGCAAGTTGTCGTAGATGTAATTTATCGAAGGGTGGGCGGTTTTTTGTGAGC